AGATTAATCTCTGTTCCCGATTCGGTTGACTTAATTAATGTTGTATCCTGAATCTGTCCCATATCTTCGGGAATGCTTGCTAATACTTCCAATCCCTTCTGGTTAATTTCTTCTTTCTTTGTGTCTGCTGCATTAACTATAGCTTCCTTTAGTGAATTAGCGTTATTGGTAATATCATTATTAATTTTGTTTAATTCTGCCTTTTTTTTCTCTGTCAGGTCGCTTATTTCTTTCTTTGAATTTGTCGTCAGATTGCCGATTTCTGTAAGGCTCTCTCTCTTTGTCTGCTCGAATTCTGTAACTGCTGAATTGATGTTATTTTCTGCTTCCTTGGCATTGCTTTCGCTTGTTCCTGCCTTGACTGCTGCATCTTTCGCTTCTTTTGCTGATACACTAGCATTGTCAGCTGAACCTTTAGCATTAGATGCTGACTGTGAAGCGTTGGAAGCTGATTCGCTGGCATTAGATGCGGATGTATTAGCAGATTCGGCATTGCTCTCGGTCTGTGTAGCGTATTCCTTGTTTTTCTCTGTTAGTCCTTCTACTGTACGCCTATTGGCATCTGTTGCATCCATATACTCTTTGGATTTTTCAGTGTTTTCAATTGTTTCTTTTAAATAATCTTTATTCTTCTCGACAGTTTCTTTTGCTTCCTTTAACTGTTCTTCAACAAAGCTTCTAAAGCTAGGCTCTTCATCAGGCGATACATAGTCGCCAGGCTTAGCTCTGTCAAGAAGTCCGAATTTGATTAACTTTGTCGTTGTCTCGCTGTTTTCGTCAATGTATTTAATATAGGCTATGATGTTGTCTTTGGAAGCAATCAAAGAATCTGGAATCTGAATCATACCGTCTGTTATTCTCTTGTTGATTGTTCCATTGGTAGAATGTTCATTAGAGAATTGAACCTCTACGCCATCTGGAATATCATAGAATTTAATGAGCTGTCCTGTATCGTATCTATAGATTCTTGCGTTGGCTCTGTCGTCATCCGAACCAAACTCTATATGATATACATTATCAATCTTTTTATTAATCTTCATCTTTTTCTCCTATTCTATTATTTCAATCGTGTAATCATCGTTAATCAATGTAAGGCTATCATCCAATAGATTTGTTGTTCCAACCTGTCCGATAGTAACGCTTTTAGTTGCTATAAGATTTTCGACAACTGCCAACTGCTGATATAATCGGCTGATTGCTTTTTCTGTCGGGCTTTGTTGTTCGGCAGTTTCGCTTGTCTCTCCATATGAATAGATTCTTGACGTTAATCCGCCATCAAATTCGATATTCATTCCCATTATTGGAAAAATTACGCCAGTCCCATCCAGCTTAATTACTGTTAGCATATCGCCAATATCAAGTCGAAAATCGCCCAAAAACGATACCGATGCAGGATAGTAGCTCAATCCTTTAAGGCTATTATATAAGCTGTCTAGCGTATCTTGCGTATGCATAAAGCAAGAAATTGTAACGCCTGTAGCTCCATTGCCCGATTTTAATACTAAATCGTTATCGACAGTACATTTAATATAGCCTAGGTTAAAAATCTCATTAGATACGTTTATATCTTCTAAGCTCCTATCGGCTGTGATTTGGTAATCTCTACTGCGATAGTCTCTGAATACGACTTTTCCTGTTCTGTCAACTGTAACAAATCTGCCGTAGTAACTAGCTATGATTGCCAGAGCTTCTTTGTATGTGTAGCCTTCAAACGGATTACAATATCTAATGGTCGCCCCATCGTCGCTTTCAACTCTTTTATTGACTACCATATGCCCAGGAATCTCAATAGGAACGCCCGTCATAGTCTGAATTTCCTTAACAACATCTGCTATATCGCAAGGATATGATAATAGCGATGAATAGTTTCCATTCAGCCTTGCCATTCTGTCTAACGCCGTAAAGGTCATCTTTCCAGCCTGCACAGTAGGCTTTTGCGCCTTAAAATATCCCATTGGAACATATTCGATAGTTGTATCATCGATATAAATTCCTATACTTAACAAAAATTCTTTATCGTAGATTACGCTCGTAGGCTCTTCCATATTAACTGTAACCTGCGTTGCTATTGTTGTCCCTAACTGCATTTTTTCCGTGTTATCGTTAGCACTTGATGTTATATCAATCGAATAGAATCCATCTGTAATCTCTGTCTTGTCAGATAGAGTTATCTTAGCTCCGAATCGCCTGCCATCTGCATTCAATGCATTAATACATTCTGTTGATACATTTGTATACATACCTTTTCCTTTCTACTACTGTTCAATCAAATCAACCGCAACGCCTACATATCGTGGAAGCCCTGTAGCCATACTATACAACGGATATGTTGGCGAATTAGCATACATTGTATATTTTGACCCTTGATACTCAACTGTAAAAAAAGCGTCCGATATAGCCTTGTTAAGCAGATTTTTTTGTTCAATTGTGAGAACTGGATATTTAATTTTCAATTTTAATTTGGTAGTTACAATATCGCCTGTCATTTTTCCTGAAGATGTACGACCTGTATTTTTGCTCCAAATTTTTTCTTGCGATTCTTCAATTCCGTTCAAGGCTGGCTCTAAGTCGAAAGCCTTGCTTCCTGTATTAATCTTCAATGTTACTGCCATTTCATTTCCTTTCACAAAAAAGCCCCATTCTTATGTAAGAATAGGGCATCTGCCTGTTGCTATTGTTCTGTTGTTAACATCTTTTACGACGTAATCTGTTATTTCTTTTCCTCCAACGTATACATTAAGAATTGGGGAATTACCGCTTCCACTTTTTCCCATTGCAGCAGTTACAGCAGAATATACGCCTGCTGAAATACCTGATACAATCTGGTCATTATTCGCTACGGCTGTTTTTCCATTGCTAAATTTGCCGACCATTTCATTTCTATTTGCAAAGAAAAGACCATCTTCTCCTCTTGGATAATCAACAAAACCACCATTACTGAAAGACTTGATGTGTCCTACATTGAACCCTAATGTCTTTCCTTTATATCCCAAAACTTTGATTGCTGGAATTTTAATTTGAATTTTATTAATGTTATCAATGATATATTTGTTAATCCAATCAATTACTGTATTAATAATTGATTTAAAATCTTTCTTGATTTCATTAATTTTGTTCTTTGCTTTAATGGTAAAAGATACTTCTTTATTTTTCCATTTTGCTGCTCTATCTTTCCACCACTTGTTAATATCGTTAACTTTCTGTTTAGCGTTCAGCTTTAAGTTGTTAGCCTTATCTCTCCATCCAGCAGTTCTATTATTCCACCATTCTCGAACATCACTAGCCTTTTGCTTTGCATTCAACCTTAAGTCGTTAACCTTGTCGCTCCAATCTGCTGATACTTCTTTCCATTTAGCTCTGATTTGGTCTCGTGTAGTTTCAATCTTAGATTTCAGCTTTGCTTCCGCTTCCAGAGCCTTGTCCTTGATTGCATTCCAACCTGATTTGATGCCGTCCCACAAATCTTTAGCCTTTGTTCCTAAATAAAGAGAAACTTCAAGAATTAATCCGCCGATTCCCTTGAACGCTGTAACGATTGCTTTCCAAATTTCTTTTGCGACCTTAACCCAATCAGTCGTTCTAACTCCGTCAATGATGCCGTCGATGATTCCTTCTATTAATTCGACGAATGCCCCAGCTATTGCGAACACAGCTTTAAGAGCTGCAATAACAATACCTAGCCAATCGACGCTGGTTACAGCTTTAACAACTTTTTTACCGATTGCCTTCCAGTCGGTTTTTTCGAAAAATTCAGCAATGGCATTACATAAGCCTTTCACGGCTTCACCGATTGCAGCAGTTCCCTTGGCTAAATCAAGCTTATCAACGCATCCATTAACTGCATCTGCTAAGCTACTGCCTAACTTTTTCCAATCAAAATTAGTAACTACTTCATAGAGCGTATCGAATACGCCTGTCAAGCTGTTCCCTAATGTCTCGCCTGCCAGTTTCCAATCTATAGCTTTCAACGCTCCGTTAAGACTTTGTGCTATTGCTTTTCCAAATTTACTCCAATCGTAAGTAGTAGCGAATGTATTAAAAAATCCTAAGATAGTATTTACTGCCTGTCCGATAGTTGTTCCGACTAAATTCCAATCAGTTGCTCTAATAGCTCCATTCAAAAAATCAGCTATATTTTTAGCTATATTGTTTACTTTCTTCTGAATTTTGTTCCAGTCAATACTGCCTAATGCCTGATTGATTTTGTTTCCTAGTGCTTCGCCTACACTAGTCCAATCGCCATCCTTGATAGAATTAAGTAAGCTACTAGATACATCAACCTTGGAAGTAGTCCACGCTCCTGCATCAGAATTTCCACTACTTGACGAACCGCTACCGCTATTGGAAGATGATGTATTATCATCCAACTTTGTAATTTCGTCAAAGCCAGCTATAGTCTTTTTGTACTTCTCAGCTTCCTTGTTTGCGTTGCTGGTAGAATCTGCCGTATCATCTAAGCTTGCTGCATAGTCTTTTTGTTGATATACAGCCTTTGTATAAGTCTTTTGCCCTGTTAAGCCTGCTATAAGCTCACCTAATTTGTTAAAAGCATCTGCTATCGTATTAATGACGCTACTTACCATAGGTTGAACATAACTTATTAACGGTGAAAACGCTGATACGATACTATTCTTTAAATATGATAGTGAACTGTATATCTTAGAGATTGAGCTATTAAATCCAGTACTCTGCTTCGCAAGGTTGCCCATTCCTTCCGAAAAAATGGTAAATAGCTTCATTAAAAGCATCGACATCACTATGCTTTTAATCATTCTTAGGTTCTGCGATGCACTGGAAGCGAATCCAGATATTTTATTCCTAACACTTCCAACAGCCTTACCTAACAAAGTAAATCTGCCTATTATTCCTACTGCCTGCTTGCCTACATTCAACAATCCCTTGCCAAACTTGAAAATTGACGACACGCCGTTTTGAAACCTGTGAATCAAGCTTGATGCAGCATTGCCAACAGCTTTAAGCTTTGCGGACACATTCGCCATAAATGCCCCTTTTGTCGTTGAGCTTAAAGAACCTAACGACTGCCTTAACTGCATTATTCTCTCTTTAGCGCTTGCTATTGACTGCTTAGACTGTCCTAATTTAGCTGTCGCCTGCTCTTGCTTGTTAGATAAAGCATTTAAGCTGTTCTGGGTCTGTTGATAGCTTGCTTTTAGACTTGTAAGCTTTCCTTTCTGTTGTGTAATCTGGTTGTTTAGTTTTTCAAGTCCTTGTGCGTTGCCTAAATTAAGCAATTCTTCATCTACGCCATTAATTCCAGCTTTTAGCTGGTTAAGTCTATTGTAAGCCTGCTCACTCTCTGCATCTACCTTGTTAAGAGCTTCCGCCATCTGTTCATAATTCATAAATTCGCCGTCAACTTCGCCTATTTCATAATTTGAATTTGAAAGCTTATTCATTTCTGTTTCAAGTTGCAAAGCCTTTGTTTTATTTTTTTCTAAAATGCTCTCTAAATTTTGTAATTCTTCGTTAATGCTTCCTTTTATCTGCATTGACGACATTACATTAGACATCTTTTCATATGCCGTCTGCATTTTATTAATTTTGCTTTCCTGATTGCTTATTTCGCTTGCGTACTTCTCTGCTTTAGTCTTAACCAAATCATATTTAACGCCTAATTCCTGAATGTTTTGAGCGTACTTTTGAGCTGCATTAGTAGTGCTTTGATATTTCTTTTTTTCATTCTCCAAAGCTTTTGCTATTTTTTCGGCGTTTTTATCCATCGATTTTTTGGCTCTTTCAATATCTCCATCCAAATCTTCGAAAGCATCTGATACTTTGGTTAACTGTCCTCTCGCCGATTCAAGATTCTTCTTCAGGTCGTTCAACTCTACACTAAACTTGACCTTTATCTCTTCAACTGTCATTTCCTACCTCCTTCCTACCTTTTATTCGCATATCGGAACATTATGTTTTTATATTTTTCAATTTTAGCTTGCTTTAAAATCTCTTCTCTTTCTTCGCTAGTCCAGAACGTTGGGAACGCTTCAACAACGCTCATTTCTTTCTTTTCAAAAATCCACCCAGAAATTAAATCTGCTTCCTTAAAGGCTATGTATGCCTTATCCTGATTCTCTCTGCGTTTTCTTTCCTGAACAACCCTGATGAACTCTAATACTTCGCCCCACGTCCAATCCCATATATCATTAAATTCGATTCCTGCAACTCTACCTTCGAAAATCAAATCTTCTAACGATTTTCTGCTAGTTTTTTGTGGGTGTATCTTTTTTTTCTGCTTTTTCGATAACGTTTTCTAAGTCGTTAAATACTGAATCGTATGTATCTTCAACGCTCTTTAATACAGAGTTTGCCTGTTCTTTCTTAATGATTCCTGAAGCTACGGCTATATCTGTTACTACTTTTGCAAAAGCTTCAATTCCGCAGTAATCGTTATCTACCATCAAATCGTAAAGCTCTTCTCCTGATTTGATAGTGTTATCATTATTCTTGTAATTTAATGCTGTATCGAAAATATCAATAGTCTTATCTATCTCATTGAATCCACCTAACAATGTCGTTAATGTATCTTCTTCGTATTTCTCTTTTAATTTGCGCTGACCTCCGCAAGTAAGTCTTAAATGTACTTTTACTTCTTCTTCTCCATCTTTAAGCTTTAATTCTAATGTTTTCATTTTTAAATCCTTTCTTAACAAAAAGATGGGGCATTTAGCCCCATCAAATAATAACTAACTATGCTGGATTTGTTACTTTCCAATCTTCCTGTAAAGATACTGTTAATTTAGCACTGATTAATTCGTCAACTTTAGCTCCGCTAACTACCGTTGATACGTAGCCTTTAGTTGAGAATGTTGTTCCGTCTGGTAAGGCAACCTCTAACGGAACGATGTTTCCTGCATCTTCTAACACTTTAAGTTTCCTATAGTCGCTAGTTGCGCTACTATTGTCAAACAAATAAGTAGCTTCCCACGCTTTAATATCCTTAACACCTGGTACTGTCACCTTGATTTTATCTTTGAATGTAGTTGCATCTAATTCAGATGGACTTCCGCCAATATCGCCAATATCTGTAACGTAATTCATAGCTACTGAATTAACCTTTACTTCAATACCAATGCTGGCTAATCCCTGTTTTGTTCCTTCTGCTGCTGCCATTACTTTAACCTCACTTTCGTTACTTTGTGTGCTAGTTGTTTTGGTATTTGCCATTTTTCACAACCTCGCTTTCTAATCAATTAATCTGTTTGTTCTGATGTCTACGTGTCGGCTGTATCTCAAAGTCTTTCGATATAGTCCAGACGCATCTATACTGTCGCTGTCGGGGCTAACATAGTCCCTTTTCAGCCCTAAATTTTCAAGTTTTTTTGATGCTTCCATTGCCATATCTATTACTGTTTCGAACGTGTCCGCCCACACGTCAATCTGATACGATATTGAATCTCTGAACTTCGTATCAGTATTGCTGTTATTAATTTCAAAAAAAGTAATCAATGGAACTGAATCGATTTCTTTCGGGAAATTCATTGATACTTTCATCCCATTGATTTCTATTTCTTCCAATAATTCTTTTATTTGCTTTCTTGCATCGACCATATTACTTCATCTCCAATACTGCTGTTGTTTTAAGCTTCTCTTTGATTTCATCTTCGTTCTGCTTCATTGCTGGATAAAAAAAAGGCTGTGGCTTCATACCTTCTGTATAATGCCAATTGCCTTCTTCATCTTGATACCTCCACGGCGTTTGCCTGTAATGTAAATCTATGCCTTCTCTCTGCAACCCTGCCGATTCGCCAACTTTACCTGTTCCAAACTCAACATAAGATGCATATTCAACATTCGAATACGCTTCGCCTGCTATTATGTCGCCATCTTTAGTCACTCTCGAAAAAATATTTTCTCTCAAATGCCCTGTATCAACTGGCGCTAGGTCTTTGGCATCGTCAGCTATTTGCTGCGCCAACCTTCCTACTGTATCTTCCATATTTGGATTTAGCTTTTCGATGTTGTTTGAGAGCTTATCTTGCAACTCTGACAGCCCTTTGATGCTTATTCCCATCTATCTCACCCTTTCAACCAAAACAAGCCTATAGCTTGGATATTGCTTGATTGCTACGATGTTGTACATCTTAGAATTAATTTCAACTCTGTCTTTTTCTTTCAGTTCTTCATCCGAAAAAACGCAAGCCTGCATCATCTCATTAATTCTTTCGCCGTATTCAGCAATCTCAACTTCGCTAGATATTGGCGACCACATTACTTTGATACTTCCAGACGGCTCAGCTGGATAGCTGTATTCCTGATTGCCATATCTGTCTGTTTTAAATCCATAGGAAAATACATTTGTTTCTTTGATGTTCGCTGTTATTTTTCTTCTTGAAAAATTAAATCTATCGTCTCTTTGCATGCACTCTCCTGTATCTGGCTAATTTATTTAAAATCTGCTCTTCCTTAACGTCGTAGTCGTTAGTTGACACGTAGGTTACGCTCTGACTGACTACACCCTCAGAATAGCTTTCAGACTTTATATTCTTAGCCATATCTCTGTTGTAATATGTGAATGCTAAGGATATTTGGCTGGAAACAAAACGGCTATCAAGAACGCTTTCAAAATCTAAATCAAGATAGTTCTTAATAGCCGTAGACGCTTCATCTAAATATTCCTTTAGCAATGTTTCTGTTGTTGTATCAATCACATCAAGCCCTAATTTAGCTTTCAGTCTGTCTAATGTTTCCATATTCTATCCTTTCAATTACTTTGTTTCTCTCTTAGGCTTTCTTACCTTGACTTCCTTGACTTCGTAGTTATCAACATCAGCCTTGCAAATCTTGATAACATCATCGTTACTGCATTCGGTAGAATAGCCTGTCTGCTTGTTGAGAATTGTAACCAACATATATAGTCACCTCTCTTACTTCTTGTTAACTGTCATACAAGCTAAGGCATTCTTCTGAAGAACCTTTGAACCATATACATTTAACCCTTTAACTGCATCAGCAAAGCTCTTTTCAGGGCGATATGCTTCAACCTTAACAAGCTGTTCGGCGAATGATGTTGCCATATTAACACCAGCAAGAATCTTATATTTAGCGCCTGCTGTATTAGGAACATTATTTGAAATGTAAACTGTAAATCCTGCTGCTGTTCCAATCATTCCACCTTCAATAATAGCCTTGTTGTAATCTGTTCCACCTTTAATAAAGTTATCATCCTTAAGCAATAATGCGTGATACCACGCAGGAATTACTACCCATCTTCCTGTAAGTGGAACGTTTGCTTCTGTTAATGCTGTTGCCATATCAACTAAGTAATCATAAGCATCTTCCTTAGTTGGAACGATTGGAGTAGTATCATCACCAATCTTATTTCCTGCATTTACTGCCATAAGATTTGCGATGAATGAATCTGTTACATCATTCATTCCGTATGCAGCTCTCTGCATTGCATCATTCATTAACTTCGGATTAGTCTGGGCGTTGTCAACATCTTCAATTGAAAAATTGAAATACTTAGCCTGGTCGATAGTCAATAACTGCTGTGTTCCATCTAATGAATCAGGGTCTTCGATAGCTCCCTTTGCGTAGTCCTTAATATCGATGTCGCCAATCTGGTTAATCTTTACTGTGTCGCCGTAGTTTCTAATTTCGCCCTCATAGTCTCTATTTACAAGATTGCCATACACGTGAGCCTTGTCTAAATGTTCTAATAATCTAGCGCTCCATATCTGAGGAATAAAATTTTTTACTGCCATTTCTTAATCTCCTTTTTAAAATTATTTTCCTGAAAGTACGTCCTGCACTTCATCCCATCTTGCGTTGATTTCGGCTGGTGTCATTTCCTTAATGGCATCCATTGTTAACGCGCTTTTTTTCTCTGGGTCTTTTGGCGGATTTCCTTTCATTTTTGTATTTGTTGCTTTTGTAACTGCTGAATTAAACAACTGCTCAAAGCTGTCTATTCTTGCCTGTGTGCTTTCTGCATCCGCACCAACTAAGTACTTAGCAAAATCAGCGTCAAGCCCTCTGTTCAAGAGTTCTTTTCCTGTTGAAACCACTAATTGCTCGTGTTCGAACTGCTTCTTTTCAGCTTCAAAAGCTTTTTTATCTTTATCTAGCTGATATTTAGCTCTCTGCTCTGCATTCATCTTCTCTAATCGCTTAGATTCGTCTAAATTTTCAAGCTGTTCTTTGTCCCATTTAGCTTTTGCTGTATTCAATGCCTTTGTTACTGTGCTGTCGACACGGCTCTGAATAGCCCTTTCCACTTCCGAACGTGCCAGAATATCATCAACGCTAAACTTTGAAAAAACATCATCTAAGCTAATTTCTGTTGGCTGTGGGTCTGGTTCTGGTGCTGGTTCAGCAAAAAACTGTAACTTCATTGGTAAACGTTTACTTTCTTTTCTTCTCATTTCTAATTGCTCCTTATCCCTACAAGTACTTGCCTTGTAGTCATTAATTTGTTTTTGCTCCCTACAAGTACTTGCCTTGTAGTTAGTCCGTCTGGTTTTAACGCCTTTTCCTTGGCATATAAAAAGCAGCTATCTAATGAGATAACTGCTTAATTGCTTTCTTTAATTCTTCATCCGACATTCTGTAAGGTCGTTTTATGCCCTTTTTTATTGCTCTTTCGTTAGCTCTTGCCCTTGCATCGTTCTCAACGTACTTTTTATACCATTCTCTGTACGTCATATTTGCTGGTACAAGCTCCGTTTCGCCTGTAATTGGATTCCTTGCTCTTCTTTGTAATTTTGAATAATCCCTGCCATCAATGTATGCGCTGTCAACGCTACGGCAATTAGGATGCATTGGCGGAAAGTTAACGCCAACCTCTGCATCTTTGACTAAGTGGATAGTCTTATCCAGCTTACGGCATACAGCCGACGTTCTAAGGTCGAGCGTAGCAATGTAAATGTACTTTTTCGCTCCTGTGTCTCCATAGGCTTTTAATCTTGCCTGCCCTGCCACATAGTTAACTTCTGTTCGAATAAGTCTATCCGCTTCATATCTTCCTGACTGCATTCTCTTGTTGAGTTCAGTAGCCATCTTTTTGCCCGATATTCCACTTAATAATCCTCTTGTTAAGATTTCTACTAAATCATTCGCTAACTTGTCCGTATTCTTCCATATTCTTTTTGAGTAGTTAGAGCCTTTCCAATCGGTTGCGATTGCAGCTTTAACTGCTGGATTGCTTAACTTATTAAAGTCATATGCTAAGCCTGTCCCCTTTTGAATAGTATAATGCGTCTGATAGAACGATGTGTTATATGCGTCTATCATTCTTGGCTGTAGCATTTTTTCTGTATACCATCCAACGCTCTGCGCTTCGCAGAATATCAAATTTCTTAATGCTTCAATTCTTGCTATCCTGCTTGCATAAGCTGGGGCATTCAATCTGTTCAGGATTTCTTGCTTTAAGTCGGGGTCGTCGGTTCTTTCATATATTCTTTTTAAGGTGTTGTAAGCATCCCTTGTTTGTTTGGTGTTGAGCATTTTTAGAGCTTCTTGGATAGACATTCCGCTATCTGTTAGATATGTATTAAATATCTTTCGAATTTGCTCATTTAATTCTTTCATTACTGATTCAAAAAATTCATTAACCTTTATTACTGTTCGGTCGTTCTTTTCTTGAATCAGTTTTTCGACATCGATGCTTCGCTTCTCCCAATATGAATTAGCCATTTATTACTCTTCATCCTCTTTTTTGTCTTTTTCGTCAGGGTTATCAACATTATCATCATCGTTTTCGACTAATGCTTTTTGCATTCCAAAGCTGTCTAAATACTCTTGCTGTGCTTCCTGCTTCTGCTCTTTAAGGTTTGTTAGCACTTCGTCTACATCCTTAACGAACCATAGCTGATTTAATAATGTTTTGTTGTCGACGATTCCTTGTAAGCTCACTACCATATTTACTATTGCTGTTCTATCAATCGGCATCGCTATGGTAAATACAATATCCAGCTCTTTCTTATCAATTGGATTCATTTCTCCCTGAACACATAGCCAATGGTTGTACATTTCGAATCTCTTTTTAAGTCCTTTTTCAAAACTGCGCATCTTGGACTTAACAAGAATGTTCATAGTCATTAACTTAAGCATTAACGCCTGTCCTGAGCTGTTGCCTGCAAAGTTTTCGTCGGTCATATCGACTGTTAAGGTCATCTTATGGATTTCCCTTATAATATCGTTGCAAAGTACCGACATACTGCCTTCATCGAATACTTTCTGTATGTATTCAATTCTTGCATCAACTGGTATTCCGTCTAAAAATCTTTCATCCTTAACGATTTTTAGGTCGTCATCGTCAATCGTAATTCCGAACAACGCCATTAAGCTGTTTATGAACTTCTTCTTATCTGTGATTCTGTCGCTCAATAACTCATTAAGCCCATCAATTAACGGTATTACCTGCTCAAAGTCGCCTTGTCTTTCATCGTTGTTCTGATATTCAACGACTGGTACTTCCCCAAAGTAATGTTCCTGTTCACTGTCTAATATTTCGTGAAATTCAAAATCTTCTAAGTTGGTTGAGCGGTAGCGCTTAGAATTAAACGCTGTATATACTGTAACGTCGTAATATTTAACGTCGTTCAAGTCTTCCTGCTCTTCATATACAATCGCAAAGAGCTTGTTATGCTCAACTGTGTTATCCCTAACCATTATGCAATTTCTCGGGTCAATTACTGTCGTTCTTGGCTCTGGATGTTCCTTGCTGTTAGCATATTCTAGCTCGTATGCTTCTCCAAATATTCCAATATACTTAGCTATTTTTGCGTCACATTCAGATATAGTCTGATTTTCATATACTTCTATAGCTCTAGATATATCTATCTGCTTAGCCTGTTCCCAATCGTACTGTCTGACAGCTCCATTCTTGATTGATGCCTGTACACCTGCATTAAGTACTTCTTTTTTCTGTTTATCGTCATTCTTTTCGCTGTTGTATTTGACTGGTTCTCCCAGATAGTAGCCTGTTGAAATATCAACTACATACTTCGCGTAATTGGCGCACACTTTTACTTTGTCCTCGTCGTCCTCTGACGGCTTAAAAATGTTGTGCTTGCCTAAATAGTAGTCATAGTTCTTTTGGAACTTTCCAATCTGTGCTTTGTGTTTACGTATCAAATATCTAAATACGCTAGAACTGATATGGTTAACGTCTGGGACTGTTCCAACATCTATATATATTGCCATTCCTTACCTCTTTCTAAATTAAAAGCCCCTTGGTCGCTTCTTAGCTTTCAAGTGGCTGTTTCTTCTAATTTCTTCAATTGAATATCTCAACGCTGCCATCGCATCATCGAAAAAGTTAACTGGTACGTCAAGATATAGCCCTGTTTTCGGGTCAAGTTGCCATTTCCATTGACTGATTTCCTTATATGTGTTTATACAACTATGATGTATATGTATCTTTGGGATTTGCTTCAAGTAATCAATCTGTGCGTTTACGCTTCCTGAACCTTTAACAACGCCCCTTGCTCTCTTATAGCCTGCTTTCTGCCACATTTTTATCCTGTCAGGCTCGGCGCTATCACAATACATCGCTAATCTCTTATCGAATGCCATCTGTTCTGCCATCTGTATAATTTCGCCTGTATCTTTTTCGTATACGTATAGCTCTTTACATACGTACATCTCACCATCTTTGAATCCTACGTTTAATAGGGCATTGGCGTGGTTATAGCCAAAGTCTTGCGCATTAACCATATAGTCGAATCGTTCTGGATTTGTGTCGAACTCTTCAACAACGTAGTTACTTAGAATTAATCCACCGACTTCTCCCCATTCGCCTAATCCATAGATTCTATAGCCCTCTGGGTCAACTTTTTTTCGACGTTCCATTCTAGCCTTGTATGCTTCATCAATGAATCTGTTTTTTAGGTAATTACTAGAATGCGTTAGCGTATTCGCATCAGGCAAATCAAAGAACACTCTTTTTATCCAGTGAGTAGCACTTACTGGGTTGAAAGTCATTTTAATTTGGTAGAATTGCCCTTCGGGTAATTCACCTCTTAATCTGTCGTCAATGATTTCAAAATCGTTTTGAGTGATTTCTGTCGCTTCTTCAATCCATACATCTGTTAGCTTTCCTCTTTTAAATGTGATAGATTTTAACTTTTCTCTCTGCTTGTCGTCATTAACTCCACGAAAGATTATTTGATTTCCATTGCCCTTAAATTCAAGCATTAAAGGATTTTGTTTGATGCTCCAATATCTTTCCCATTTGTCGCCAAACATACGAAAAATAGCGCTCTGCAATTCTGCAAAGGTGCTATCTCTGTTGGTAATATCTGATTTTCTGACGCATAGCAGATTTCTGCCTGGGTCTTTCATTAGCCTTAATATGTAATTCATAGCGGTATCTACTGATTTACCCGAACCTGCCGAGCCTTTCATAATTACATATCTTTTTGTGCTTTGGTTCACAACGGCAAAATCAGGGTTAAGCTCTACATTAATATCCATCCGCTAATCACCTTCTTTTGGAGTGTTTCCATAGCTTATATTGATGTTCAAGCTTGTATCTTCTTCGCCTGCATTAAGGTTAATAATATCTTCTGGTCGCTCTCCTGCCGTATCTCTCAAAAATTCAGCACTTGCGACTGAACCTCTAAGAGCTTTCTGTATTTGAGCTACCAATATAGCTGTCTGGATGTCTATGTTTTTTCCTTTCAAGTCTGCAAAGCTTTTTACATCTTCGGCTGTTACTGTTCCGTCGCTGTGCAATGGCAATTCAAGAAGCAATTCAAGTGTTTCTTTCATTGCAGCTTTTTTTCTTCTGCTGATTCCTGAATTGATACCACCTTTCCTTCCCATCTCTGCGCGTTCTTCCGCTGTCATATTACTAAAGCTGCTTTTCTTCAATCGCCATCACCTGCCTTTCTAATTAATTTCTTTATTTCATAAATCCTTTAAGCGCCTGAACAACTGCTTTACTTTCTGCCTTTGCTTTTGAGCCGTTACAGTATACATCGGCTGTTGCTTCTGCTATGCATTCAGCGTTACTGCTAGTCGCATACTCTGAAATCTTAGTTGCGATTTTCCTTGTGCCTGGGTATTTCTTTTTCTTTAATCCCTTGTTGAGTATGTTCTGTGCTTCTTTCATAATTTTCTTAGAAACATCATCAAAATTATTACTTCTCATTTTCTGCATTGCAACGCTGGTTAGTGAATGCCCTAACTCGTGAGCTATTACCGCCTGCTCTGCTGTCTTGTTGCCCCTGCTTGGGTGATAGCCTTTCTTAACGCAATCATCGTAAGCACTCGCCATCTTCTCAATGTTCCCATATCTTGTATTTATTCCTAATTCGCCGTGGTCGATGTCCAAGAACGCCATAACTGTCGGGTTATCTTTTACTTTTGCCATATATATGTCATTGATTGTATTCATTAATCCGTCATAAGATTCCGCCATTTCTCTAACAGTCTGATTGATATTGTCAACAAACTGTTCATTGTTTTCATTATGTCGGTAGTTCCAAATGTCGCTAGCCTTTTCGCTGTTCAAACTGCTAGCATTTCCACCGCCTAAGTCTCCGCTGTTTGCTCCTCGTCCACCCATTGCTGTATTTCCTTTCTATTTTTTTCGCATAAAAAAAGCAAGATGCTTTTTACACCTTGCTTTAAAAAATTATTTTGCTGTCTTTTTCTTCTTTGTTCCTGACGCTTTCGCCTTATCCTTTGCATATTCGCCTAAGCTGTATTTTTTTCTTAAATCCTTAGGGAAATATCCTTCTGGTTCTGCGTATTTCTTTCCTTTTGCCATCTTGTTATCCTCACTTTCTATCGCCATTCTTCCACATAATCTGTTATTTTTTTGTTATTGAACTGTTCTTCTGTGTATGTGATTGTTCTACCATTCTCAACGTAAGAAATCATATTTTTACCTTTTTTTGATGTGTATTTACTTGTCTTTAGCTTCTTGCTTTTAACATAGTCTTTTAAAGGTATTTCTTTGTCTACCCAATATTGTTTTTTTAGAGGGACAAACTTTCTATTTGTTCCTGCATAGCCTAAATATGTATTAAAATTCTTTTTTGGTGTTCGAAATGTTAAGCCCTTATATAGATATTCTTGTTCTCCTGCTTGTTCGTTATAATGGTCTGTAATGGCTCCCTTTTCTTTAATATTCAGTTTTCCTGTAACATTTTTAAAATTTTTTTTCAGAACATTAATGATATGATTAACATACTCATCTTTGCTTATGTTTATTTCTTTTTTATTTTTAATTGAATCTAATACAGGTTCTCCGTCATTTCCTTTGCCTATAATCTTTCCTTTAAGAGTATAAGCTTTTTCTCCATTTTCCAAAAGCGCTGCTAAAGTGGTGATTATTTGTAAATTTTCCAATTTAGGAAAGCCATTACTATCTAATTCAAATGCTGAAATTCCTTTTTCGTAGTGTTCAGGCTTTAACATTTTTTCCAACAATTCCCCACCATTCTCCAAATTCCACTGTATAACATCTGCATCATCATTCGTCATTGTTAACCAATTTATGCTTTTGCCACTTTTTGGAACATCGCCAAACCTGATATACTGCTTTTTGTTGCTGTTTGCTCCGCGTCCGCCCATTGCTATTACTCCTTACTTTTAAACGCTTTGTTATCATAAAATTTAACATTTACATTCTTAGGAAAATTATAGCCTATGTCTCCGCCGTACACAAGCACTTGACTTGGTTTAATTCTTTTTATTGCTTCATCCATTCCGTCGAACCATACTTTTGTTGCTGATTCTTCTTTTTTTACGCCAATAGTTGAAACTGTAACTGTTCCGCCCTGCTCTATTCCGTCAAAGCAAAAGGCGAATGTCTCTTTCTCCGCCCATTGCAATGTTGGTATTACAATTATTCCTGCGTCCTGCATCATCTGCCCGATTAATTTAGAGCGATAAACGTTCCAAATTTTCATACTCATTGGCATATCCATATAAAGGCTAAAATCAGGCGTGAATACGCATTGATATTTTTGCAATTTCTCTATGTATTCCTGCGGATTGTTCCATATCCTTTCGAATTGGTAATCGTCGATATAGAAATGTACGCCACAATCTTCTTTTTTACTGCTTAGAATGTAATTAAAAGAAATCAGTTCGTCGGGTGTAGCATTCTGTGCCTTGATAATCGGCATCTGGTAAAAACCAGCGCTTCTATTATCATCAAATTCATCAAGATTGTAAGCGCTATACGTACGCTCTCTTTCGTCGCCGTAATAGCCATCGTCAATGTCGCCCAGCTCGTCCATATCAGGAACATCAAAGCCAAACTCTTCCATATCGAACTCAAATATATCTTTCAATTCCTGATTAAGAATATCCAAATCAAAGTCACTATTCATAGTCAGCTTGTTATGTGCCAATATATACGCTTTCTTCTGCTGTTCAGTAAGATTGCTTAGCCTGATACACGGAAGCTGTTCTATACCTAATTCTTTAGCTGCAATCATCCTGCCGTGTCCCTCAATAATCATATTGCTTTCATCTATGGCTATTGGGTCGTTAAATCCGAACGATTCAATGCTCTGCTTAATCTGTTCGATTTGCTCTTTTGGATGTTTCTTAGCGTTGTTCTGATACGCTTTTAATTCGTTTATTTCAATCTGTTCTAATTCCATCGCTTGACCTCTGCTTTAACCTTCATTTTTAAAGCGCCCATTTTTTTATAATGAGCGCTTTAAGGAGGGTAAAAAAACAAAAAATATCAAAAAAATGAATAGTTACCTTTTTTATAAACAATCTGCTTCTCTAAATGCATCGATTATTTTCGGAAATTGAATTGCAAGCCAATCTACCATTTCTTCATTCAGCGCCCAGCATTCAAATTCATTACTGTTATTCCATAATCCTGATTCGTATAAAAATGCGTGTACTATCTCGTGTCTTACTACCTGATTTCTATATATATGCAAATCTGCAACTGTATCTTTATCTTGCGCAAATTCTGCAATCTTAATCGTTTTAATTGAATAATCCATAATGCCATCTGAATCTTCGGGCATTTGTTCTTCTGGAACATTATACTTGATTATGTATGCTGTTCCTAATATGTTTACTTTTTTATCTTGCACTTTTCCTACTTTTCCTGCTAAAAAGATAACCTTTTGATTGTTTTAAAATCTTTTAACAAAGAGTAGAAAAAAATCTTTTCTTTTCTACTCTTCACTCTACCATTTTAGCATAGAATGATGTGTCTTTCTATGTCCTTTTGTGTCCTCTTTTTATTTCATTCCATTAACCGCCCTAAACTCTTCCAGTGCCTTGCCGTGCATCTTAAGAGTATATCTATAGCTATATCCCATATCAATTGCTATCTGTTCCCAATGCTCTAACTTGCAGTACTTTTTATATAGTAATTTTGCATATTCAGCATTCTTTACTTTCTGAATTGATATGATTACATTAGCCCTTGTTAACGTAAACTCTCTAATCGTTGAAGCGTATGTATTCATCTTTTCATCAATTAAGCATATTGTATCTGCCATCTTATCACCTGATATTGAGCTTATTACCTTTTCGCCCTGCTGCATAGCTCCCATACTTACAGATAGCTCTTTCAATGTCTTTAATTCTTCCTGCATAATTGATATTCTGTCTTTAATGTGCTTAACCTGTGCTAGATATTCCTTTGCTGTCATTTCTTCCACGCTTTCTTCTCCCTTCGTGTAGTTTTAATCCTTCTTCTTTAATTTGCATATCGCCCGCAAGACGAATACTATTCCAAGTACCAGGACTATTGCTAATGTGTTAATTGTCGCCACTTACTCCACCACCTTCCACAATCTTAATTGCTTTATTTGAGCCTATAACATCAACTTGTCCTGCTTTACCGCTATTATCAATATTTACATTTATTCTTGCTGTCCATTCTTCTATTTCTTCTATGACCTTATCCACGTCATAAGCTGTTGGTTGTGCATTGATAAAATCATCAATTCCAAGTAGTTCATAGTCTTTTATTAATTCAACGTCACCATCTAATGATTCGTGCAACACTTTTATTAGTTCATCTGCGTCAATTAATCTCATTTACGTCCTCCTTAATTCAACACTAATGTTACATCGTCTAACAATATAACTTTCTCATCAGGTCTAAAGTGAACTTTAGTCCCTATATAGCCTTCATTAAGACACACAGCATTAAATTCATTTCCTACGCAAGTTGTCTTACCACTTTCACTATAAGATTTTTCAGTCTTCATATAATAAAATTCTGTACTACTAGTGAATATATCTCCAACTATTAAATCACTGAAACTTCTCTGTGTTTTATCTCTATTATCTTCAATCTTCATCTTTCATCTCCTCTTCAAAATCCTTTTTGTTAACATATTCTACAATTGCCTTGTTATCTCCAATAAGCATCATTTGAAGAACTACGATTTCTGTATTATCATATTGGAATAATCTAGGTTTTTCATCATTAAAAATATATGAATAAATATGGTTGCAATCCCTATTCCTACAAATACAGGAATTGATATGTGTAACATTTATTAATCACTCCAATCTAATATGTATTTTGTCCGCAATTTTTACAGTAGCCTGAATGAATCATTAAGCATTTACATCTTGGACAAAAATATTCTCCTTCAAGAACTGTTCTTGAAATTTTTTCCTGCTTTTCAAGGGCTGAGATTGCCATATCTAATGCTTGGTTCATATAGCTGTATGGCTGAATAGTAAATCTGCTTTCTTTTAATCGTCTGATTGCTTCTTCCTGTGTTATCGCTTTCTGCTCTTTCATTCCTTAGCTCTCCTTTCATTAAATCACCTACAACTTACTCTATAATTTTTCAATTCTTTCAGCCACTTACATAACTGATTATCTGCTTCATCTACTGCTTCACCTAAATTTGAAATCATCTTATCCAAACTTAATGTGTTTGGAAACTCATTTGTTTTATATATCTTCAACTCTGTCAACCACAGTCTTGTTTGTAATATAGGTATTCTCTCACTATCCTCTAAGTCTCTACTTAATTCATAATCTAAAGTCTTCAAACATTCATCTAATGTCATTTTAACACCTCACTTTCTGCTAGTTTTGCGTATTTCCAAAAAGTCACATCATATTCATCATCCACTGTCCAAGATGTAGCTCCACTCACCCACGCATAAACTTTTCCATCTACAAATTTAGCAAAATATCTATTCACCCATTCTTTATCTTCATTATTTCTAACCAATATTGGTGTATCAACCTTGACCTTGCTCCAATCAATCTCTGGCTCTTTGTATTCTGAAAGCAACCATTTTAATATGTTTTTTCTGCAGCTTTCTTTATAAAATTCTTCTTCGGTAATATTAGCTTGTTCCATAAGTACTTTTTTGCAATTACTACAATGAGTATAATTACAGTCAGTCAGATTGCCGTTTTGATAAAATCCTAACCTGTCTACGTTGATAACTCCTAATCTAACTAATTCATTTTTAAATTTTTCAATATTTAACATAACTTATTTTTAGTAGCAGACTGTATCGTATGTATGAAAATATTGTAAAATAAGCATT